TTGTTATTGAAAATGTACAGTTTTGAGACCGGTGGGATAAGGACGTTTACCGCACTGGTCAGCGCGCCTGCCAGTTCCACAAACATATTGCGTGACTCATCAGAACTGCCATTAGTACGAGTCAGAGTCGTTTCAACCGAGGATAGCGTGACCGTGACATAACCGGCAATGGCCTGCTCGATGAGGCTGATGTTCGTGTTAGTCTTGGTGCCCCACGTGTTGGCATTCTCGCCATTGGCCTGGAGTTCAAGCGTTAAGATGGCTGTGTAAGTAGATGGCATTACAGGCTCCCTGGAGCAGAGGAATTTGGCGAACCAGAAGGACTCGCGTTATTCGCTTGATTGTCTTGACGGGTGCGGCGCTCTTCATTCTTGATGGATTCAAGGGCACCACTATAGGCAGTCTGCCACTGAGCCGCGTCAGCAAAATTCTTGTCATAACGGAGAGCCTCAACCATGGAACCATAGAAAAGCGCATCAGAGCATTTGTCTGTGAAGTAGTTTGTGGAAGCAACTGTTGACAAAGCGGTCACTGAACTAATATAAGAGAGCTGGACTGGAAAGGTACTTGCAGGAGTTGGAACAATGATGAAGTCACTGCCTTGAATACCGTAGTAATCGGGGGTAAGAGTCGGATCACTGGAGGCGCTGTCGGGCCAGTAGTCGTAACAATATTCGAGGGTCCGCCACTGGAGCTGCTTGCGCCGTCCGCTTACGACCACGATGAAGGACTTGGGGATGCGGAAATCCTGTGGAACAGTGATGGTACTGCTGCCGGCACTCAGGGCGACTGACGTGGTAATGACCATGCCGAAAGCGTCCAAGTCGCGGATCATCTTACCCCCTGTCAGGTTGATGAAGTTCGGCATGTTGGACATGAAGGAATCTTCGGTATTTTCCGCCGTATTGGAGATGAGGGAGACGAGCGATTCGTAATCCATTAGGAAGGGGCCACCGTAGTAATTGTGCCGCCAGAACCCCTATAGCAAAGTGCGCCAGTTTGGGACACATAGAGAGCACCGCCAGAAGCGGGAGTTGGGGGCGCAGAAACGATGGGATAGATTACAAGACTGCCGTTATTACGGAACCAGAAGGAATCTGAGACGCCGGGGCCACGATTAAGAAGAATTCTGAATGAGCCTGGAACATGCGCCGAAGTGGCTACACCGTCCTGCTCACCCGTGAAACGCGCACCTTCCGACCAAGTGGCTGAGAGAGTGGGACCTTCAAAACGCAGCTTACCGAATTCAGCCCCATCAGGAAGCGCTGACATGGTGGCAGTTGTCGCCGCATAGGAATGGAAGAAATAATGGGACGGCCCACTAAGCGTCTGCTGGTAACGAAACTGCGCCAGATTAGTATTGCCCATGGAAGTGCCGACTACGCGCAATGGTGACTCTTCCATATTAACGCCGAGGTCAGAATTCAAACCATTGTAGCCCATATGAGTAGCATTCAAAACGCCGCTATTCATTTCCCAGAAAGGAAACGTGACCGACATGACTGCCTGCTTGGATTGATTATTCTGCACCACATACAGGATTTCATTCCCAGTAGCGCCTGAGGCAACAGTTAGTGAGGTTAAGGCCTGGTCAGTCATGTGAAAGCTTCCTGTGACAAAATGCCAGAAATATCATCTTCTTGTAATAGTCTACCACGATCTTCTAGCAAAAGATAGTAGATTTGGAATACCACGTCAGGGAGGGCAATTTTGACTGCAATGGGGTCGGGGACGACTGGGAAAGGACCGTTCTGAGGGTGGTTCTTCAGGTCAAACTGGCCGTCATAGCAGGAAACACAGCGCCAAGTGCCGTAGCTGGAAGGCTTCAGGTCGCGGAACTTGTACTGGAAATTGCAGATCTGACAGAGTGCAATCTGATTTTTTGTGGAGGCAAACATTAACGGGCGAACCTGGGATAGGTGCGGAAGCTGGCTCGTTCGCGATCTTCACCCTGAGCATTGTCAAGGAAGTTGTCGTAGTTCTTTTTCAATTCGCCCTGCAGATACGCTAACGCGGCAGTGTCTTCACGGTTGGTAGGAATTCGCATCATAGACAGATAGTAGGCGAGACCGAACACCATGGCAGGCAGAAAACGCTTGGGAATGTCAGCATTTTGGGGGCTCGCGTTAACGTCTTGGATGTAGCGGAAAGTCAGAAGTTCGAAGCTCTCGGTATAGCTGTCAGGCTTTTCCCAGACGACGAGATCCACGGCACCAACGTTACGCTGAGTGTAATACTGGCTGGGCACACCCACGAGATCTTTCTGGGCAATCTGCATGTAGTCGCGCTGAGCAATGCGTTCCATGTTGAGAGTTGTGGCGCTCAGGGGCGGGGTGACTCGGCGTTGCGAACTGATTACATCGATGATGCGCGGATCAAGCGTGTAGGTGCCAACTCCGGAGACTGCGGTTACGGTGATTTGCTCTAGGGTCCACAAGTTGATGCCACGATTCGACCAGTCGATCTGCATGAGGTTAATGGCCTGACGAGCGCGAACTGGGTCGTTGCCTAGAGCGGGACGCCCACCAGCCAAGTCGATGGCAATGTCAATGATGGAGTTGACGGTCAGATTGAAATCATAGACGCCAGATGTTGACATTTAGATGCCCGCCCAGTAAGTTAGATACGGCCACAGCGAGATGCCAGAACCCGGAGAAATGCCCGGCCAGAACGAAATGCCGATGTTGCCTGCGGCGGAGACTGGAGGAATGATACCCCCTGAGGTTTCCGCGCCAAGACCGATTGCCAACAGGAGAGCAGCGCCGCCATGGGTATAGATGACAACGTTGGTTGGGACCTGTGGGACAAAAGGTGCCTGCATTAGCTGGGCTGCGTTACCATGGTAAGCTCATAAGGCTGGGCACCCGTGGCAGTGAAGCGCAGAACCACTACGTCACCATTAAGGTCGCCGGCAGCCAGATTGATCTTGTACCAACCATTAGAAACTTCCGAAGCAGCATTCGCAGCAGCACCAAAAGCACCACCATCCAGAGAGCGCGTGGGGGTAATGGCCAAGCCAGTCAGACCCGTCTTCAGATCGTTAACGTCCACCATCTTGAACATGAAGTTGGCAAGGGCCACGTTCTTACGCACGGTGTTACCAGAGGCGCTCAGGATGTTCACTGGATTGGTTACGGTGGTTACTGCGCCGATAGAACTATTAGCCTTGTTATACCCGGTAGAGTAGTCAGCCGTGATGTTGTCAGCAGTTGCCGAGGAGTTCTGGAACTTGTTGACATTCGAGTCGATGATGCCGGCAGATACCGAGATAGGGTCAGTCAGTTCGATGCGGATGTTGGTTGGAGGCATGGCAGATGCACCGTAGAGCCAGACGGAAACGAAGTCCACGCCAGCCGCAGAAACGAGGGCCGGATTGGGGATGTCAAGTCGATAGCTGCCGGTTACAAGGGCATCGATGGCTTTGAAGCCTCCTGAGGTCCAAGCGGTTGTGCTAGAAGCCAGGGCAGCCAGTCCAATTACAGTGGCCACACCAACTCCACCCCTACGGTACTTGGCAGTCAGAGAAGTGGTGGCATTTGTCAAACCCGCAAGGCCGTCGCCATTAATGGCTGCAGAGTCAGCAATGAATACATCGATGCTCTGACTGGTAGCGTCTTTATTAATCTGTACCATTAGCTTGCTAAGCCTCCATTAGTATCATAACGCATAAACATCTTGTTGGAAACCCCCCCGGTATCTGTACCGAGTTGATCAATCAAAAAATCCATCATAGGATACTGGCTAGCTAAAGTGTCACTAACCGAACCAGAAGTGATGAAAGTGTAATTCCAGTTAACGCCACCGGGCATAGCAGATTTATTTGTCGCCGTACCAGGAACACCCCAATAAAAGTTAACCGATCCAGTAGAAGTCAAGGCGCGTACAAAAGCTCTAATAGTTGTCCCCGCAGTAACCACAAATGGGTTTTGAAAACAATTATAGGCAGTTCGACGTCCTAAACCGTTATTTGGGTTTGGGTTAATACTGGTAGCAGCAATTGTAACGCCAGCATCATTTGTCAAGTAAATGCTATAGGTACCTACTTGGTTATCTTGAGCTAACTTAAGCCCATTGGTTCTGAAAGTAAACGGAGAGATAAAACGAACACCACGAACATCTCCCAGAGCCGCCCCAAGAACAAAAGTGCTCGCAGAAACTGCAATAACTGGCCAGACACCGGCAATGGGAATATAACCAGACGCGGAAGCTAGAGCAACGTTAATTATATTTGCCGCTTTTGCTGGAGTTCCAGTATTTACACCTTGGTAAGGAAGATCGAGACTTGCCCAATTTGCCAAACGAGAAGTGGCACAAGAGCCAGCCGCCCACAGAACTTTTGCTGCATAATTTACCCCGCCTGAGACAGGTACGACAGAAGCAAAATTTGGGAAAATATTCCACCCAGCGACGACCGTAAGAGTGGCAGAAGCCCCTGGGGTTACTAGTGTTCCGGTAGCGGACCCTGCAGCATCTACTGTTTCAATGCGGTATTCAAGAGTAGCGCTTGTGCCTACTGTAAAGATGTTAATTTCACCTTTAGAAATTGTAGTATTGTATGGGCTGCTAAAAATTACAGAATCATACTCTAATACAGCATCAATGGAAGTATTTGTGGCAAGAGCCATAAGACCAGAGCCGGGGCCGATCAGATTACCTGGCCAAAAAAATGGGTTTACGTTTACTAGAGACATTTGTTACCTCACCGCAATATAATTGAAATCGTCATACTCAAAGTAATGGTCGCGGCCTGTCATATAGTTCAAAGCGGATACAGCGCCCGAAACTCCTTGGTCCACCATCAGTCTGGAAGACATGGCATAATATTGAGCATAACCATTACTGCTAGTAACCACACTGGCATATCCGTTGTAATCCGCCTTCTTAGGCCCTGGGATATAAATTGAATTGGTGTTTGGCACTGTTGAAGTAAACGGAGTTAGAATAGTGGCCAAAGCCTCTTTTCCAGAAACTACTGCCGTAATTTGAGCAATACCCCCACTTGGATACTGAGTAATATACCCATTGACATACCAAGGAGTACTACTGAAAAACCCTTCAGAGAACAGAAATTGGCGGCCTGTGCCCGAAGTTTTATCACTGATAGAGACCGTGGTAGACACAATACGAGCATAGGTACCAATCTCAGCATACGCGCGGGGCGCATTCCAACAACTTCTCTGATACATGTCAGCCCATCCAAGTGGGTTAACAGTGATTTGAGCATTGTCAATAATCATTACTTCATACGCATTCGATGTCAAGTCACCCACTACCGAAACATCGAATGGGAAGGCAGTGACAAACCGAGACGACCAATCGCGCGCCGATGCTCCAGCAGTGGTAATAAGGCCCAATTCATTGGCATGGCCTTGGACAATCATTCCATAATAAACTTGCCACGGAGCTTCTTCGATCACCTTATAAGGAGCAATACCATCTCGTTGATTTTTGAAAAGCCAAACAGGTTGCGTCGCACTAGTAAAAGCATTTCCGCTATTGTTTGGCCCATAACTATTATAAGCGACCCAAGTCAAAGATACGCGTGAATTATAGTAGCTTTTAGCATTATATAATGTATCCTTGGCCGTGTCTGGAGTCATAATGGTGGCCTGAACCAAGTCACGCAGCCCCCAAGACTTCGCTCTAGTAGGTCCATTACCGAATACTACAAGATTGCCGGCTACACCGCCCAAAGCATTACCATAAGCCGTCTTATTCGCTCCAGAACCGCTGTAAGTACTATTGTAAGTCATCCAAGTGGTATAAGTTTCTTGGGCTTGTTGACGTTGCAAATACCACAAGTCACCTGTCGCTAGATACGGAGCATAGAACGGCGATGTTTGGTGGGCATAGTCGGTATTCCAAGGTGGAAATGTAGAGGCGAGCCTGGCCGCTTGAGGAACTACAGTGCCGCCATAACCGGAACTCCAGTTGTACATTGTTCCATTATCTGCTCGTGGTGGTTGCGGCAACGCGCCAGTGGCAGGAGAACCTGAGAGGCGTTTTGGAGCAGCTACTTGCCAAGCGCCAAAATAGTCTGCATTCTTTGCAAGGGCGCGACGGCTATTCTTAGTATATTGAGCAAAATTCTTAACTGCCCAACCCGGCTGATACCCGATATAAGGCCAACCGCCAGCAGAATCAATATGGGTATCGATATCTCCTTGGTAGGTACCTTCAACCCCACGAATGGTCAAAGGACGCACAGTTCCATCGGAAGTGGTCATAAGATTCTGGTTAGCCATGCTCCAAGTTGATGAAGCATAAGCAATCTGGTGGTTAAGCATCATCTTTTGTGACGCAACATACGCAAGTGGAGCGCTGTTGGTAGCAGAGACGGCATTACCGCAATCACCCCAAATGATCTGTGAAATAGGAGCTTGACCAACCCAAACACGCTGCTTGAAATTACCATTACTCCACTGACCGATACCATACTGATTCCAGTTGCCCTGTGTATGCTGAACAGTGGTGTATGCAACGTAGGTGTAGCCGGTGGCAACAGAAGTATTGGTCAGGGAGGTTACGATGGTCTTTCCCACTGCCCCGTGGATGTGCGCGCCCTTAATATCACTGTCCCACGCGGCGCTCGTCATGCGAAGGGTGCAGATCCCGGTGCCAGAAACATTGACAATCAGGGTGGAGTCGGGCTGCTTGCTGAGATAACTAAAGCGGGTCAGGTTACCATCCACGTCCGCTTGGTCGGTGGAGATGAGAGTGGCGTCAGACATTCCGGTTGCGCGCTGAGTACGAAGACCATACCAACGATGTAAATTAGTAGCGGTGGTACCCACAAGATTCATATTTTCATAGAGAACATCCGTACGGACAGCAATGATGGGGTTAAGGGCAGAAACGGCAGTCGGATCGGCCTTATAGGCAGCAATATGGAACTCAACATGTTGAGCATCGCCGCCATCCACCGCACTAGAGCCATACATAGCTGGCTGACGATACACCCACTCAGTACAGACCGGACCCGAACGGAAAGTAGTTGGAGAGAGCCATGGAGTAGCTTTATTGAAGGTAGACGAGGCAGTATACATATTGTCAGTATCAGCAGTTGCCGTTACCCCTGCAATGTCATAGTTGACTACAACACGATACTCGGTGGCGCTTAAATCCGTTAATGTAATTGGAGTGCCCGCTACAGCAGTCGTTGGACTTGCGTATTGGCCGTAGAGAGTGGTGGCCGAGGCGGCAATAGAGGATACAATGGCGGTGATCTTGACAAAACGAATCGCTCCAGTGAAGTCAGTGGAGGTAGAATCAACTTGGTAATTGGTAAAAGGAGTGCCCTGGTTTCCCGCCACGAGGTAGCATGGAAGGGGGCTCTTTCCTGAGGTAAAAACAGAAACGCCAACTGGAAGGCCATACTCAACAATTTCGTTAGTACGCAGAGCATTCAAATTACTTGTGTGAGTCATCAGCGTAATCAGGCTGTCAGTACCTGCAGCAGCTACGTTGACAGTTACAGTGGCAGAGGCATTGCCCGCAGAATTGCTGACCTGAACAGTGAGGTTGTAGATGGGGGTGACGCCATTGTTGAGCGCTTTGGCAATCGTGATGGAACCAGTGTTGACGTTTATCGCTAGGTCGCTGTTGGTGTTCCCGGCAGTAATAGCATAGGTGACTGCAGGATTAGGCACATTGGAGACTTGCGCGATCCCAACGACAGAACCGATAGCAGCATTGTCAATGACATTGAACGACTGATCAGAAATTGTCGGAGCGATAAGGGGGTCCGGAGAACGCGCCTTTACCTTAGCCCTGATTTTCCCCATTTAGCGATTGCCGCCCCAACCCGGCTGGATGACGTTGAAGCGCAAGCCCGTGAAGGTCGCAGTCGTAATGCTATGGATGATCAGACGAATACCGCTTGGCGGCAGCAAGGTGTTACCAGCAGTGGTCGCGACCGTCATCGAGGTTAGGAACGGATGGTACTGCCACGAACAAACGCTTGTAGGATCAGCAGGACGCCCAGCACTAGACATAATATCCAGAACATCGTCGCCCGTGTACTGAACACTATAAGTGGCCGCGCCTGAGCAAGTGATAAACATACCAATATTGCCTGGAGTGGTCGCCAGATTTGTTACATAAGGGCCAACCACAACATCAGCGCCAACCGCAGTTACTTGAGCCAGTGTGGCCGTAAAAGAATGAATGCCAGCAGTTTTAGCCATTATTGCTCCTTAGCAGCCGCGATTACCTCGAACCGAGCCGCCCTTATTGAACTTTAGCGTGGTCTTCTTGCCCTTCTTCAGAGCGCCTACTTCACGCTGATAATCGGTCGCATCGTCAAACTTCTTCATCTTCGGAAGCTTACTTTTTGCCACCTTTGCCTCCAGGACCAGGAACCTTCGCATCCTTAGCAGGATTGGGAGACTTGCCCTCGTACTTGCCGTTATTCTTGATCGACATGATTGCTCCTTACGCCTTCAACTCTTGCACGTAATCCATGAAAATGAAACCCGCGCCGGTAGTAGCGCCCGAGGCATCCGTGGAAAGCGTGAAAGTCAAGGTGGTATCAACGCTGGCGAAGGTCGTGAACGAGGAGACGCCTGCTGTAACGAGGGGACAATCCAAACGACCCAGACTGGTCAGAGTCATGTTAGCTACGAACGCAGCCACAGACGCACCGTAACCGATGGACAAGCCGCCGATGCTGGTATTGAACGTGATCTGGTTATTTACATAGAATCGCAGTGGAATCGCACCAGCTGGAATCACGCAGAGGTTGTTGGTGCCCGAATTGGCGAACGTGAAAGCTTTGCCCTTATTAAGGACCATAGTGCCAGTGGCAGGGAGCGGGTTATCCTTGAGAGTACCGGCTCGAACTGGCCCAGAAAAAGTAGAACTTGACATTTGTGTTTCTCCTAAATTAGCGGTTGTTTGGGAGTTCAATCCTTGTTAGGTCAACCGTATGTTGATTATAGCAATAATTATCTATTTATAATAGGGGGTAGACTAATATACTCGTATAATATATGATAACTTCTATGACAATATTAACAGAAACAGAAGCAGCATACATCGCAGGATTCATTGATGGTGAAGGAAGTATTGGTCTCTTTAGGCAAAAAGGTTCTAGCGAAGGACAATTATACTACAACATAAAGATTCAAATCACACAAACTCACTTAACTCCTTTGAAATGGATACTAAACAAACTTCAAAAGGGTAAGATATACAAAAACTACAGAACTGGAAACCAAGCTGATTCCTACTCTCTTTGTCTGTATATGGCAGATTGCGAAGAAATTTTACCTAAAATACTACCATATCTAGTTTTAAAGAAGCGCCACGCTAAACTGGCTTTAAAATTCATTGCTGACTGGCGAGAAAAGAAACCTAAAAAGAAGAGCAAAACTAAAGAATATATTGTCCCAGATTACTCATTATGGGAACGATACAAGGAACTGTTTCACAAGCTCAATAAAAGAGGGAGAGAAAACTAGTTCCCCTCCCTCAGTAATCATGCTGTTCTTAGTTTTAGTTTTAGTTGGAGCCTGAACTGCCGTAAGCACCTCTCCAATCCGACCAACCAAACTTATAGCGCTGACGGCTTTTGTACCGCATATTTCCGGTATCGAAGTCGCCTTCCATCTTGGTCGACAACGGGATACGGTTGAATTTCTTCAGGCCGTTCTCAATGTCGGTTCGGATGTACCACGCATTCGAGTCGGTAAAGCGCCGATTGATCGTGTAGCCTCGCGAGAACATGCCCATGTCCTTCAGAGCGTTCGCGTCGTTATCGGCAGTGCCAACACGGAGCGGACTCTTCAAGATACGGTGAGCCACGAAGTTGAGCTGAGGCGGAATGTGCAGCGAGCGGGGCATCGCGCCAATCAGAATACCACGATCATCCTTGTAAAGGGTGATATCGATGTAGGCATTCTCAAGGGCCGTTTCCGACAAGTCTACCGCAACAGAGTTGCTCTGCAGGCCAGCCGTACGCGTCGGGTGCGAAGCACTAAACAGCGGGACACCATCACCACCGACGAAGGCAGCATTGAAGCCGTTGTTATAGACGTTAGCACCCTTAGTCTGCTCGGTGTTACCCATAGCGCGACCCAGGCCCTTGGCACGGACCTTCGAGAAGCTGTCATAGAGGTTGTCCTCCATCGCCTCCTCGGTGATCGCGAACGCAAGAGCGACGGTCTCCATGGTGTAACGCGCAGTCCAGCCTTCCTGAGCCGTGTCATACTCGACCGCAGCACCTTCAGCCTTATCCGGCGCAGTACCGAACAGCGAGAACATCACTTCCTCTTCGAAAGCGCGCTCCGAACTCTCAACGTCAAACAAGGCGGTAGCCTCATCATCGACGTTCTTATAAGCAAGACCAAGGATCGCATTCAGTCCAGGGACCAGTTCCTTAGTAATACTTGCACGAGAAATAGTAGCCATTTACAAAATTCCTTTCTTTACTTTAGATGCCGGCCGAAGTCATATAAGCATGACGGGCAAACATTACCTCGACAATCGGAGCCGCATCGTTCCACGAGTTACCGGGGAAATCCGCCAAGCCCAGAATACGCAGTGCGAGGTCAGCCGTGCCAAGCGAAGCCTGATTCAGCGCCGCCAGACTCTGAGCCCACTGAGTGGTACCCGAGGTGTACGAAGCAGTCGTGAAGCCCGCCAGAGCACCCGCATCGATGGCCGACAGCGAGGTATTCGCCTGGACAAAGAACGTCGCAAATGGGTCGTCAATTACGAAAGCAACTGCATCAGTCGCGCTCGTGCCACCGGGCCAATACGGATAGTCAGTAAGGCGGCCAGTGACCGGATCAGTGTATCGGCAACCGTCGAAGACACCAATAGTATTGGCACCCGTGGTGATGGCGGCCGAGACGTAAATATCAATCACACCGTTCGCGGTCTGAGCGACAGGCTGACCCTTGTAGATAGTAGCGGTCGTCAGGCTCTGAATTCGCTTGGTAGAGCGGGCACCGTTGTTGACCACCGAACCGACACGACGCGCAGCCTGCAAACCAAAAGGCGCAAAAGTTGCAGTCATTTTTATCTTCTCCTAATGGGACGACTTGTTAATCATCGAATTGAGCGTTTCGTCCACCTAATACAACACTCTTCGACTCGTTATAGACCGGCATACGCCTGTCCTGTAGTTGCCCAAGCTGTGCTTCAATTGCTTGACTCAGAGCCCGGGTCTTGTTATTAAACCTACGCGTACGCTTCTCAATCAGTTCCAGAGGGGCCTTGGCCAGAGCACAATCGCCCACACCAACGTATCCATCCATCACACCGTAGTCCAGAGTAGGGGCAATCCACTCACGTCCACCACCCCAAGTCTTGACTTCCTCAACAGTAACGAACTCCCAGCCCTCGGCCTTTCGCGCGCTAATGTTCTTCAAATCGGGCTTACCGCCCTGCGTCACTCGAATCCAACGCTTACCATAACCTTCCGGCGGATCAGGAATCCAGCAAACGGGGCTCTTCCCACTCTTCTCCACGCACTTCAATCTTACGTTCACGCTTAGCCATAGTGATCTCCTTAAATAGTGGTGTAGCCGTTAGAGCCCTTCTCAGTCTTCTTCAACTCCTTGTAGTAATCAGCATACGAAATGCCAAGTCTACGAGCTGTTTCCGCCTGAGATGCCGACAGAGCCGGTTTGGAACCATTATTGATCGTCTTCTGAGC